TCACCGACATATTTTACAGTGCCAAACGTTTTCAAGATAGGTGTAACATCAGCAACCGCCTGTTTGTCGCCAGCGGCAATCAGAACCAAGCCAGCTTCACGTGCATACTTCACGCCACCAATCATTGGCACATCTAGTAGATGGGTCTTGGTCGGCATGACGGCTTGAATCGCAGTAATCTTACGCGGGTCCAAAGTCGAGGTCACAATCAGCGTACTCCCCGGCTGCAAATAATGCACAATACCCGGAGTTTCAGTGGTCCCAATATGAAGTGCTGGCACATCGTCTGACATGACCGATGTGATAATGACCCTGGACGCTGTCACAGCATCTTCCAATGAAGTTGCCGTGCGAACGTGATCGCCCGCTACTGCCGCCATCTTGGCGGGCACTTTATCCCAAACTGTGACGTCATAGCCTGCCTTGGCCAAATGTGGCACCATATGACTGCCCATATCGCCAACACCAATAAATGTTATTTCATGTTCTTCTTCCTTCCCGATCGAAAATATTCACCTAGGCAATAGATACTTAAAAAACAAGTCTTTTTCTTGAAGAAGCATTTTATCAAGAAATTCATTGCCAGCTAAATTCGATTAAAGCAGGATCAATAACACCTGTAACCATTAACTTAGCATGATTGAAAAGCGATTTCAATAACACAGCTCGGCACGAGTCATTGTCGTCTTTTTTCCCTCCACCTTACCTGTTTGATGCCAACAAAAAGTGTTCCTAATAGGTTTACAGTGCTAATTTTTTCCATTTACGAATTTTCGGTCGAAAATTTGTGAACGGCGCAACACTATTGATGTGAATCCACTTCCATAACGGCCATTGCGCCTTGGTCGTAGCCCACCTCCGAACGCCTGCATCGAAAAGCTCCGATTGTGATAACGTCTCGATCCAAGTACACAACTCCTTGACCAGCAGATCAAGCGCAGCAAGTTGGTCTTGAAGGCTTTGTTGACCATAGTGCTCATAAAAAGATTGATACAAACCACCTAGGTTATTCCATTTATAGCCCGGTGCGGGCGTTTCAACCTCAATACCAGCAACCTCATCGCGATCCCAGCTCAACAACAAGTTGAGCCAACCCAATTGGTATGACAGCATTTCTGACGGTGTCTTATCAACCCCTTCAACCAGCAACTCGCGCTTTTCTTCGGGGATATCGGTAAATTCCGCCCTAAATTTCGCATAGCGCTCTTCGATCGTGTCCAGCAAGGCTTGTTTATCAGCGTATGTTTTCAACTTGATCAGCTCCTTTAGCTAAAGCGTACCAAGCCGCGTTAAGAGGTGCCACTCTATTTGAAAAGTAGAGGGAGGCGGCACATATGCAACTTTGCTTGAGAACCATGATACCGGCCCTCACACTGAAAATGTTAAATGTTATGACATTATCGATTGGGGGCAGGGGAACATGGATGAATCGACAGAACTAGAACAACTTGGCCAGTTCTTTCATGATTTTCGAGTCGGCCGCGGCCTAACACTCAAAGAGGCCGCTGGTAACTGGTCTGCAGCTACCTTATCCCGTTTTGAACACGGAAAGGTCGATATCAGTACTGAAAAGGCAGCAGGATTAATTCATCGAATCGGTATGGAGCCTATGGACTTCCTCCTATATCCTGAATCAGCCGGTGCGTTTCCAATGCGAATTCAAAGACTAATTGAAACCAATGATATAGACGGATTAACGAAACGTAAAAGCGCCTTTTTTGAAGTTAATAAAAAGGAAACAAGCATGACAAAATTGGCTAACATTCTCTTTGATATGGCAATTCATTGGCCAGCAGAAAGATATCATCTCGATGCTGCTGTAGAACAATACCTTGCTGACCACTTGACCATTCCTGAAAATCTAACCCCTTTTGAGTTAGAACTTCAAACTGCCATTGGAGCACCTGCAAGTCACGAACTATTAGTGCTATTCTGGCATCGAACAAAACGAATGAAACACGATCTACCTAAAACTGAACTCCGGACTATACTTGCCAAACTTTGGCTCGGTGCTTTGATGAATCGCGACTTAGATTTTTTAGATAACTTTCGAACAAGCTTAGACGGGACATTTGTTGCTGATGGTCAATTAAGCGGTGACACAGATTGGCAAGAAGTTTGGCCATTCATGCAACTACTAGAGCAATGGGTCTTGGAGCCTAGCCTTGACAACGAACAACAAATTAATGAAATGATTGCCGATACACAAGCTATGGGGTGTATTAGTCAAGCTAAGTACTTCACCTTAGTATTTGCTCGAACAAGACAAGGACAACCTCATCATAATCCTGCGTTGATAGATCATGGACAGCCTGTCACCGTGAGTAAATCTAACAACTTTGTCCCTCAGAGGCGCACTTATTTAGACCTGAGCTTATCTGACCTTGCGCTTGATAGAAATAAGTCAACCCTTCGACGATTCGAGGAAGGAAAAACACAACTTTCCTTCAGCGCATTAGTCAAGCTAAGCGGCCAAATAGCGGTTCTGGTGCCAACCCTACTCGATAATATGTATTATAAAAAACAGGGACAAAATCGAAATATCACGCTTGGAATAGGTTGGCGTTCGATAGTAGCGAAAAAAGGTCAACATTTGTCCGACTCAAGCTTAGAACGGATGATTGATCAATCAATGGCATCGATGAAGGACGCTGCGCCGTCTTTACGCAAAGCCCAGCTTTTCGTGTTACAACGTGCAGCAATGGAAGTAGGTATGACTAGCATCGATAAGGCAGCACATCGTTTAATTGCTCATGACCTTCTGCCTCAAATATTGAAATCCAATCACTGGGGATTTTTTGAATACCTTATCTTGCGTTATATTTATCCTTTACTATCATTCGATGAATTATCCATGTTGTTCCAGCAAGTAAAACGAATGATGCAAAATCGTATTGACTACGACGGCAATACCTATGCCTATGAAACAATGTCTATGGTTTTTATCCACGCTATTAATTCAATGCCGTCTGATAAAGTCACAAGCTTTTTGCATCACTTCAAGTGGCTATACAGTATTGATGAAGCCAATCGATCCCGCTGGCATGCAATCGGCGGTTTAAAAACAGCACTGGATTTAGCTCAGCGAACGGTTACAACACGAGCATCGGTTCAGCAGTTCATTACGTATTGTAAAAGCACGGGACACGCAATAGTTCTAGCGGACCTGAGAGCGCAATGGCAGAATTTCGTCCCTGATGGGTATTTTGAAATTTCCTCATCAACTCGTTAATAAGGAAAATTAATGTTTTAAGATTGGACAAAAAAAGAAGCGGAACCCCACTCCCGCTTCTTTGAATCTCCTCCACTTGGGATTACCCAGTCCTACTTCGCTAACCCATAGCTCATTATGGGTACTGAATGAGGTACAGCCCAGCAAATTTGCATATTTGCCTCTTTATTATTTATAATTCAAAACAAAATTATTAATAAAATCCTCCGGAAGTCGCTTTACCCATAACTTTTTAAGGTTGTCAATGGCATCTGGGTGTCCCACACGCAAAGACGCATGTACATACCGCTCAACGAGTGTTTTGTTGGTTATCGTTGGTTCAAGCAGATAATTAGCAAGATACCAAGTTCCTGCCGCTTGCCACCGCATGGGTGTTGCATCAGGTATCGTCAATACCCATTTAAATTGGGTTACAAATGATCGCCCCACTGTTAGTGAATAATGATCAACAACTTGAGCAATTGCTTGATTTAAGCCACTGAAATAGTAATCAATACCAACAGTCAGCGGATGATTGAGGATCACGCGCCTGCCTTGTTCATATAGCATCACTAGTTGATCTGGTGTTAACCAATTAGCCAATTCTTCAGAAGCATGAGTTTCCAGCGATCCCCAATGATTCATTTGCAACAAACGGGCTAAGATTAAGGATGCTTGTTTGTGCATTTTCTCATCCGTATGCGACGCAAAACCTGCTGTGACTTTCAGTACAAAGCGTTGCGTTGCCACGAGGCTAGCAGGCATATCCGGAAATTGAGTCGTAAATCGCTGAATTAACGTAAGAATGTCTGCCTCACTTTTTCCAAAAGTTTTGTGTTGCTTAATTTGCCTAAACACTGCTCGTAAACTAATCTCGCCAGGGGTGTGTTCATCAATCTGGTTAGGTAAAGTGAGAATTTGTGAAGGTACAAGCGCCAACTCACCACAAAGCTGTAACATACTTGAAGCGGAAAGCTGTGTCTGACCATTTTCAAATCGGCGCAGCGAGGTTACACTTGCGTCCATGACAAGATCCGCTCGACTGACACCGAGATACTCCCGCTGAAACTTCACAACTTCTCCCGCCGTATGTGCAACAGTGAGCTGTTTGGGATGATCTTTTAGTTTTAGGTTATGGTGTACACGCCCTTCGCTTGTATGAGCCAACATCAACTCAAACCAGCGCGCATCAACCTCAACATCCATCCTGCGTAATTCATTAATAATCTGCTGAATTTTGTTCTTATTTGACGCTGATGGATGGCGGAGCCAGTGAGCCGTACTTCGGCCAAATTGCCAATTTGGCATAAACTCAACCAATCTTGTCCGGCCTTGCTGCGGCATGAACCAGTTCTTCAGCTCATCTTCCAAGCCATTCACCAGATCCATATCTCGATCCATCAACGCGCCAAGCCACAGCATCAGTTCAATTACTTCACGAAACTGCCACCAATCTTTTTGAAGGCTTTGTGCTCGTTGCCACAGCAAAACTAGTAATTCATGACTTGCTGGTCCAACAATAGCTTTATATAACTCCAGTTCTAGTAATGAAAAGCGCTCAGGCACTGCTAATCGATCCGCTAGTATTTGTTCATCCTCATCAGAAAAGCGGAATTCAGGGTCTGGCCAGTGCTGCGCAGCCTCAAATAAGATTCTGGCAAGTTCGGTCATTGAATTCCGCTTTGGATGAGCTGCAAAAAAACCCGCCTTACGTCGTTCTAACTCACCAACGTCATTTAGTTGTGTCAAATCCTGTAACTGCAGAGGAAAATTGACCGGATTAGCTTCGTAAAACTCCAATAAATCGAGCTCATCAATGCCAATCATGGTCATCAATTCAAGCATTTTTTGCGTGCTGATATCTAACTCCCCACGCTCAAACCTCGATAAAGTTGCTGCCGACCATTCCCCACTAACTTCTTGAAGCGTTAATCCCCGGCCAACCCGACGCTCATGGAAAAAGCGACCTAAGTCTAATAAGTTGTCGCTGGTATGCTTCATTGTCATCTGTGACAACCTCCCCAATTAAATATCATCACCTCAAATATAATACACAATGATCATTGGTAACACTCAACACTCGGATGACCGTGGTCACAGGCGACTGATTCAATCGGGCAAAGCCGGTCCGCCATTTAAGCACGTTGGTATGCGCTTTCTCAACTTCCTAAAATCACATTTTCCAGTCAAAACTTAACGGATTAAGAGTCCGTGGGTCGCCTACCATCCATACTTTTGAAAATCTTTAAAAATAGGGAGTTAATACACTCGCTAAATACAAAAAAATTGTTTGCCTTTTCAATAAAGAGCAAAAGGCAATCGTTTGAACGCCTTACGCCGGTGCCTTTCCAGAAACTCGTGTCAAACTCACCGTCAACACATTATCGGCCGTTGTATTGTAATCAGCCAACATGCCCTTCACGATCCCTCGCGATGGGCCATGCGTGCTGGTCGTTTCCTCGTAATTTTGAATCCATGTGCTGACTGCATTAAATCCGAATTCGAATCCTTCAAAAACCTGCATGTAAACCGAGGAGCGTGGATTTGTTGTCACAATTGTGATTTTCAAAACCCGGCCATCAGCGATCTGCATGGTTAGCTTGATCAACCCATCATCGATGAAAATGACGTCGCCATCTGCGGCAGTCTGCGGAAGTTTATACGCCGCCAGTCGCATGTTTTCGTTATAAACCCGTTGTACGTAATCGTAACTGCCCAAGTCTCTTTGCATTCTTATTCAAAACCTTTCTGTTAGAATATGGCTTATCATTTGGTGTTTGCGAATACACATCAACCTTTCAAATTGACGTGTGGTAGCTTCCACAGTGTACCGTTTAGTGCCAGAAATAAGAATTAATTAGCTCACCCGTTCCTTGCCTAACGACTAAAACACTCACTAAAGCAATGAAGGAATGACTACGATGCGAAAACCATCCGGGCGTTACCGCGGTACGAACAAAACCTTATCCTTTGCAAGTGTCATTCTGCTTGGGATCAATGGCATCATTGGATCCGGTATCTTTTTGTTGCCAGGCACACTTTATCAAGAAGCTGGCTTGGGTAGTGTCAGCGCGATTGTTTTGGCTGGACTCAGTACAACGTTAATTGCACTGAGTTACGCTATGCTCGCCTCTAAAATAGACGATGATGGCGGTGCGTGGGTCTATTCAAATCGCGCTTTTGGCGCTTTTGTCGGCTTTCAAACAGGTTGGTTTGGATGGTTTCTGGGCGTGATTACCATAGCGGCTGAATTGGCCGCTTTTCTCACTGCATTGGGCGGATTAATACCCGTTGTCAAGCAACGAAGCGTCTATATTAGCGTGGCCTTAGTGATCATTGCTGCTTTAATCGCCATTAATTTAATCGGACCAAATATCCTCACGTTCATCGATAATATCTCCAGCGCCTTGAAGATCATCATTCTCATCGCGGTGATTGCTGCCGGTGGCTATTTCATCAGTACACACGGCCTGCACGTAAACCAGCCGCAAGCAGTTTCATCAGATTTTCGCACAGCTTTCTCGACAGCATTCTATATGTTTACCGGCTTTTCATTCCTGCCAGTTGCCGCGAACAAAATGAAAAATCCGGAAAAAACACTCCCACGCGCCCTCATGGTGGTCATGTTGATCGTTATTGCCTTCTATGGCATGGCTCAAATGACGACGATCGTTATTCTCAGCACCAATCTGACTGCTGAAACCTTACCAGTCACGGCAGCGTTCGCCGCAGTTGTTGGTACCATCGGAAAAACGGTGGTGATATTAGGTATGCTCATCTCCATTCTGGGTGTTGCTGTCGCCGTTTCTTTCGATACGCCAATCGAAATGGCTTCATTAGCAACCGAAAAAACTTTGCTACCAGCAGTATTCGGGCGAACCAACAAAAGTGGTGCCCCATTTGTCGCTATCTGGTTGACAATCGGTATTGCCGGATTGCTAGTGGTATCTGGCAGCTACCTATTTTTAGTCAACCTGATCGTATTTAGTGCCTTTCTTCAATACATCACGACCATCCTAGCATGGTTCAAATTACGGCATGATCCAACCCTACCCGCTGGTATTCACCTACCAATGGCGCCACTTTTAATGGGATTTGCCTTATTGCTGATCGGCTATCTAATGACCAGTGCTACATGGCTGACTTGGCTAATTGCCGTGATCGTTGCATTGATCGGCAGCGTCATCTACGCCACCGACACCCGCAGACGAGGTGAATGACGCAGCTTGCTGGTTTGTAAAAGTCACAAAAATAACCGGCTGAAAGCTCTGCCGGTTATTTTAACAACATGTTGTTATCGTTACCGATTAATGGACCTCGCCATTCTCTGTATGGTGTGCCGCTCGCCACGGATCGCCTTGCTGACTGCGTATAAGTTATCGACAGGTGATTCGAATCCCCATGCAGAATCGCCCACATGCTGCATATCAACGCCACAGATTTTATTTCGAATCGCCATCTCCTGCAACACATGACTGCCGCTGCCTTCTTGACTCGTGCCAATCGCACTCATCACCAAACCACCCAAGCGATGAACAACTTTCACAACCGCCTTCAAGTCAGCTTCATCAAATCCCGGAATTGATCCAACCGCCGGCGCCAAAATCACATCTGCACCTGCTTCAATAAACTTTTTTGCCGTCTCTTCCGTCATGAGCGGTTCGTCAACACCAGAAGCATGCATTTTCCCTGCAATAATTAGGCCGCTAAAATACTGCTTAGCTAACGCAATGCTGCGAATGGTCGCTTCATTTGTAACGCCAGTACCCGGATTACCGGTCAGCACCATGAATTGAAAACCCATTTCTTCGGCTTTTTTGATGACCGCCTCACTGGCAGTGCATCCTGGCAAAATGGCAATTTGATTTTCCATCATTTTGGGATTGTCGCCAATCGGCTCAATGTTAATTCCAATTGGTCGACCAACCAGCTTTCGCAGTCTCGCGATGCTCTCTTTGCCGTCATGCTTAGGCGCGTTGTATAAATCTCTTTCACTAGGATATAAGCCAAAAATTTTGGGATCATCAACATCAAGGCGATTGCAAAGAATCATATCAGCGCCAAATGCTGCAGCAATTTCCGCTGTGGTAATACTATCTAAATTCTCTTGCGTCACGATATTTTCACTAACAATGATCCGCCCTTCGCTAGCCTTGATGCTTTCCTTGAGCTGCTGCCCGTCAAACGTCATGACCTCGCTTGTACTAGCACTTAATAGTCGTTTTACCATTTTATTCATTGCCTCCTGTTGGTTGTCTTTTAGTTAATAGTAGCATCCTGCTTATTGAATCATGCTACTTCCGCCGCGGCTTCGATTTCGTCCTCATCAAACATTGATTCATCAACACCCCAGAACCAGTTAAGGACAAATGAAACCGCTGTTGTTATCAATAGTCCACTGACTGCCAGAATAAAGTTATTGCCACCTGCAGGATTGATAAACTGCGGCAAGCTCAGGATTGAGACCGTTACGAGAGAGAATACTTTGACATGAAAAAGTCCAAAGAATAGACCGCCAATACCGGAAGCAATAATAGATGGAATGATCGGCTTTTTCATTTTTAGCATCAATCCATAGACTGCAGGTTCAGTTATACCTGAGGCCGCGATAGAGAATGCGGCTGTGGCGGAAAATGTTTTGACACTACGCTTCTTCCCTTTAACAAGAATAGCTAAGGCCATCCCCAATTCGGCAAAATTCCAAACCGCAAACGCGACCCAGAGAAATGGATCATAGCCCAGCCTTTTAAGATTGGAGATTGCAACCGGGAAAAAGACCCAGTGACTACCGGTGATAATGAAGAATCCAATCAACAGACTAAGCAGCGTAATGCCAACAACGGGGGCTTCGTCATATACCCAGAGTGATCCGTTAGCAATGACACTGGCTATTCCTTGCCCGATTGGTCCAGTAACTAGCAGTGTTAATGGCGCCATCACTAGGAACACTGGGAACATTTTGAGTAACCCAAACTTATTCATTGCCGGACGATCAACGACTTTCTCTAGCAATGATTGCACCCAGACGGTAATCAAAATCGGAATCAAGCTGGTTGAATAGTCAACCGCCGCTACTGGAAGCCCAAACAAATGAATGCCGCCTCCGGCACTCACCATCTTGGCAAAATCTGGTTGCATCATAATCCCTGCCAGAATGAGACTTAGAATCGTATCTGTTTTGAAATACCGTGAGGCGCCAAATGCAACCAAGAATGGCAAGAAGTAGAAAAGTGAATTACCCATTAGATAAAGTAACCGATACGTTTGACTGCCTTGGGTCACAATATGACTCACGGTGAGCAAGTTCAGCAATGCGAGAAATAGCCCTGCCATGGCTAATCCGCCAATGACCGGTGTCAACGAATTAGAGATTGCATCAAGAACGCCATTCAGCAAACGTTTGAAGGTGATTTTTTCGCGCTTCTTATTAACTGTTTCAGTCGTTGCGGTAGCCTTCGATACACCACTTTCACCAACAAACTGAGCATTAATATAGTCAAAGACTTTGTCTAAGTATTCTGGCATAACGATTTGCAACTTGCCATCAGAAGAAAAGGCTTTGACAACCCCATCAATTTTGTTGATTTTATCCGTCGTCACTTTTGAATCATCTTTAATGCGCACGCGCAGTCGTGTATAGCAACGTGCAACACTTTCGACGTTATCTAGATGGCCCATACTTTCAATGAGCTGATTACCAATTTTTTCATATTTTTCCATCATTAAGTCTCCCTACCCCGTGTGCAATGCTTTCTCAACCTTCTTCAAAAACATGATCATTTGTAGTTCAGTTCTCCAAGCATTTCTTTAGCAGTGACATTTTTAGCGGAAATTTCTGGAAAAGACTTCAATAAAGCCATATTTGTATAGACGACAGCAATTGTGGTGTCGTGATCTGAGTCAGCAACCAACTTTAAATTCATATTGGCCAGTAATTCTCCGGCCTTTACTTTTTGATTCCTCGATACCCTAACATCAAATGGCTTGCCATCCATCTCAACCGTATCGAATCCCATGTGAACAAGCACTTCAAGCCCTTGAACAGTCTTAATTGAAATAGCATGCTTGGTAGGAAAAATCATGGTGATATTACCATCTACTGGCGCATAGATTTCACCATTCTTGGGCTTTATTGCAAAGCCATCACCCATCATTTTTTGAGCCAGAACAGGATCAGACACCTCTGTTAAAGGAATCAACACCCCAGTAACCGCTGCATACACGTCCTCTTTTTTCTTCTTACCTAATCCGAACATAACATACGCTCCTTAACTGTCTGTCCACACAACGAACAGTAGAGACCGAGCCAACAAGTACTGATAATTTATGAACAAATGCCATTAAAAAAACACCCATGATAAATGATGAAATTAGAGAACTCCAATTTCATTACATCTTCAGGGTGTTGCCAACTTAATGTCACAAGCCGTTATTCGATGATATGAATGATGTGAATTAAAAGAAATAGCCGATCAGAGTCATCAAATTGATAGCCAACGTGGTCCTCAATCAAAGCGACGATTCTCCCTAAACTTTTGCCTGCGTTAGGATATTGCTTCTTCAACTGACACAGAAGAACCGTATCATCAGTCTCAACAAGATCAACCTTTTTACCGTCATGAGTCCTTAACAAAAGGTAGTAAAGGTGTGTCGCCATGCGCGAAACTGCCAAACTACTCTCTGAGAACTTTCCGCCATAGTCTTTTTCCAAAATTTCATTGACGCCGGAAAGAATATCTAACGCCTCCGACACAGATTGTACAGAGCTATTCGTCTCTGTCAGTTCGTGTTCAATGAGATGCATGGCAATGAATCCCGCCTCATCATCCGAAAAGGAAACATCACTAAACGAACTGATCAATGCCAGTGCTTCTTGACCGACTTGAAACTCTTTTGGAAAAAGCCTGCGGATATCAAATAGCATAGGATTGCTGACGACTAACCCGCTCTTAATTCTCTGAACTGCAAAGTAGATATGATCGGTTAAAGGAATTAACAAATGACCATCAAATTCAACGTTGATGCTATTTTGTGCTAGGCTAATGATTGAGTCCGTTAACTCAAAATACGATCGAGGTATCTCACGTGCTAACTCCTTAAATGAGTCTACCCATTGACTATCATCTCGGGATACAGGGAGAAAGACATGGTCATCCTCGGTCGGAAAATACTCCTCATCTCTTTTAAGGCGAAAGCCAATTCCCTTACCCCAAATTATCTGTTGCTTGTCATTCCCGTCCTCTACAAGCAAAACATTATTGTTTAGAACTTGTAGGATTTTCAAGATATACACCTTAGCTAGGTCACTAGACGACATCAATAAAACTAAAAGTAAGCGCTTACTCAATGCTTAGTATAATCAAGTTGCTTTTTTGAGTCAATACGTTTTAAATAAAATAACCAATCGTCTGATCTTTAATCACATATAAAAGATAGGTTAAATTGTATCTTTTTGGATACACATAAATATATGTTTTGAAAAAATTATTTATTAAATTCTTAATTATTAACGTGAAAGTGCGTTTAAACTAACTTCATGATGACTGTCATTACATTTTTATTTCAAGGTGCCACAAAACTTATCCATCTGAGTATTAGGACGTAAATAAAAACAGCGACCCACAAGCATGTCTATCTGCCTGTGGGTCGCTGTTACGTTTATATTCTGGGTGGTCAGGGGAAACGTAACTGTTTTACATGAAACGCCTTAACCATGCACCCTAGAGCTATTACCAACCATCCTTAAAACCCCCGTGGTTTTCTCTGTGGTTTTCTAATTCAATTTTGCATATATTTAGCAAGTGCCGCGGTGGCCTCTGATTCCTGCTTTGCACTGACGTGAGCATAAACACCAAGCGTAATAGTCGGATCTGTGTGCCCTACCAGTTTTTGTACTGACGTAACAGGAACACCAGCAATCAGTAAATTAGATATAAAGCTATGCCTGAACCCGTGAATGGTTATTCTAGGTGTAAGTCCATTGTCATCTTGCAGCTTATGCAGTCGCTTAGACGGTGTATTTAATGACTGATACCCGTTTTTAGTATTAGTGAAAAGCAACTGATTAGGTTGCATCGTATTAATACCTAGCTGTAGGAATGTTTCCTGCTGTATTCTACGCCACCGTTTCAAGTATGCCATCGTTTGACCGTCTACCGGAATGGTGCGCCTTCCAGCGCGTGTCTTTGGTGCCTGAACGATCTGATGGCCTTTGTCACCCTGCGTTAGCGTTTTGTTCACTTTGATACTGTTTTCTTTGAAACTTACATCATTCCACGTCAGCGCTAGTAGTTCACCACGGCGAACCCCTGTAAAGGCTAAAACCCTAAACATGATGAAGACATCGAAGTGGTTCTCTTGGTCGATACAGGCAAAGAAGTGATTCATTTGTTCCTTAGTCCAAAAGTTTTCAGGCTTATCACCAGCCAGATCGTCATGGTGCGGTAAAACAACGGCTTTGGCGGGATTCTTACTCATATACCCTTGTCGGACTGCGTAGTCCATAACCGATGAAACATAGTTATACCAGCGCTTATAGTTAGCAGAGGTGAACTCAAACCACCTCTTAACAGCCTTCTGCACGTCCTTAGTGGTTATAGTAGCGATCCGCTTACCACCAAATGCCGGTAGGATGTGATTATTGAACATACCAGCAGTTCGGGCCCATGTGGACTCTCTTACCGTATTAATGTAGTTTCCATACCACTCCTCATATACATCCCGAAAGAACACGGGCTTTGGTTTTTCATTTTCTAAGTCACCGTTGCTGATTGCTAGCTCAAGTCTAGCTGCTGCAACAGTGGCTTCTTTTTTTGTCTTAAACCCTCGCCGCACCTTGTACTTCTTGTGGCCAGTCTGTGGATCATTACCGGCAAAGACTTGAACGCGCCAGAACTCTTTGCCGTCTTTCGTTGCGTACTTTTTAATTGATGCCATATTCTTCTCCTATCCGTCACGCTGGCAGGCGGTGTTAGATTGGAGAGTTTTCGCCGAAAATGGTGAAAGGGTGGCGGCCTAAAACTCGGCCAAAATATAAAGGTTTTAGTAATTTGTTACAACATGTTCATCAAAATCGTTGCTCTGCAACCATGATTCAAACGCCTTTCCTGCAAACTGCGGCCAAAACATTCGGCTGTCAGAGTGCGTACGCAAATCTTCAGGACTAGGCAATTCGTAGTTATTCATATCATTATAAAAACAATCAGTGAGCCGACCAGAAAAACAATTGTCAATAAAAAAGACGTATTCCAAAGGAACATAAAAATTGATGCCTCGTTTTGCTATGAGCGTGTCTTCAATTTCTTTCATGTATTTTTGGAAAAGCGTATGCACTAGCTCAGCTCTTAATCTATCACTCATATGATTAACAGTATAGACAAACTCTGAAGAGTTCCAATCTTTGCTATACGTGTTTGCAAGCTTGACCACCCAATACTTCTCACTAACTAATTCTGTAGATAGTTTAGCAGTAACAATGGTTATAGATCCCAAAAATTCACAGATAAAGTTAACAGTTGCATCAAGATTTTTACCGGAAACTATAAGTTTCATTGATAGATTGCGTATTGATCGATCATCGACAAGGATTTTTGATACAGAAACTTGCAACGTTTCTGATACTTTTTCCAACGTTTTCAATTGAACCATTTGGCTATCATTTTTGTACATTCCATACAAAGTCGGTCGACTAATACCTGTTAAATTTGATAATTCATTTATAGTCATATGTTTAGTTTCAAGAATTTCTTTAAGCCTGAACCTAATCACAATATCACCCCCGTTTGTAAGCAATAGTATACACTTTTTAAAAATGTTTGACAGTAAAAGACAAAAGGCATAAGCTATGGTTTGTAAATTATGCCATACAAAAATAAAGCATGGTTTACAAAAGCAAATGCAAAGGAGGCGTCTTTAAATGGAACAGCTAAAGATTTTTATGAACTTGGGACAGTCTTGCGAATATTTGAAAGTAAGTCGGAACACTCTAAATAAATTTATACGGCTTGGTTTAAAAGTTAGCGTTATTAACGGAACTAAGCGAATTCGTCGTGACGATGCTGACGAATTCATGAAGAAACACTTAATTTAGTAACATGCTGGCAGGCGGCAGTTAACTAAGGTTTATCGGATTTTCCCGTTAAACCTACGAAAGTGCACAGAAGTACAAGGAGAAGAAATATATGAAAGTAGTTTATCCATCACTCGTTGAGCAATTCTACGAGGGTTTGAAATCTGAAGGCGTAACAGTTGGTAAGGACGAGGTATATCGCACCATGGTCGAGACCAACTTAATTGACGAAAACGGTGTTCCTACACAATACGCATTGGACAATGGCTTTATCAAGTGTGTGGATAATGAGCCGGAAAGCCTAGCGGAGTTCAAGGAGCTTTATCCGAACCTTCAGAAATACTCAGACGATCATTTTATGAAGACTTATGAAGGCTGGTGCGTTGATACCTTTGTAGCCCGTAGCGAAGCTATGCTTTTATTGAACGATCCGGCTACGTCCGAAACAGACAAACAGAATGCTCGGATCGTCCTTAAATATCTCAACGAGGATGATGCCGATGATTAGCATTATTACGTGGCTACTAAGCCACCCGCTCACTGTTCCGGCACTCTGCATGGCTTTCATGGTCGGTAGCGTGTTTGGAGCGTATCTGCAATTTCGAGAGGATGATGACCATGGCACGAATGGCTAGCACAAGGCTCGGCTTTCAGTGGCATGACTACGTCCAAGCTGATGCAGAATGTGATCGATACTGGGCGTTTAAAAAAGCTGAACGTCGTTCACTAAATGAAGCCACAAAAAAATCGCCAAGAGTGACAGCTCAAGGCGAGAAGAAGACAAGCGAAAAGATCTATATCGACTTTTAGCTTGCCTCTAGGTAGATACTTTGTCAAGGAAAATGGAGGCATTAATATGAAAAATGTTTCAACTAGCACCAAAGCGCCTGATTTAGATATGGCGTCTTTGAACCTCAGCACTGCAAAAGGACTTCTAGAAGCCCTTCGTGATCAGTTAGATAGTATTGAAGAACTGGTTTTTTACTATAGAAAAAATCATACACAAGCAGAGGCCTTGCGACTCGCGTATGAGGCTAATCGATCATTTTATACATGGATGGCACTCCTGAGACCAATTCAAGATTACGTTGATAGCAGCTTGGCAACGATTGATGAGGTAAACAAATGATGACGAGGCCAGATATAGAAGCAACTCAAGATTTACTCAAAGAAGCCAGTTCACTGCTCATCGTTTTGCGGCGAGAACTTAAAGATAAGTCACTTGAAGCATTAACTGATGCCACATCCGACAAGATTATTGATGCTCGCCGTCTACTTATGGAGGGAGATGCTGCCGATGGTCGACGTGCTTAAAGTAGCGCTTGGATATCAGCAGCATGGCTTTGCAGTCTATCCACTTGCTCCCGGAACCAGAACGCCACTTAATGGTTCCCACGGATATAAGGACGCTACCAAAGACCCAGAACAAGCCAAGAAATGGTGGGGTGAACATCCTAATTACAATATTGGCTTGGGGCTTGATGGTGTGCTGGTGTTTGACATTGATATGGGGCATCAGAGTGCGGTTAATGGCAATGAGTCGTTGGCTAAATTGAGCGCTGATGGTCGTGCTGATCAAATTCCTTCTACCTATATAGAAACCACGCCAAACGGTGGACTTCATGTTTTCTTCACCTATCCCAAGGAATTGAAGCTAACCAGTCGATCGGATTTGTTCTCTAAGAATGGCGAGAAAACCGGCCTTGACTATGTTGCGACTGGTGTACCAGTTTTCCCTAGCATTCGCGCGAACGGTATGTATCAACCACTTAAAGGGCACAAAATTACCAAATTAGCCCCAGTGCCTCAATGGTTACTAGATGAAATTCAACGTGTCAGCCACCCTAACCCAGTGTTTGGTGGTCCAACAGTTTATCGAGGTAAACGATGGACAGGCAAGCTGCTAGATGAAATAGTGAATGGCACTAGTACCGGCAATCGCAATGATTTTCTGGCCAAGATTGCTGGCAAAATGTTCTTCACAGGTGCAGAGCCGCAGACAGTTTATAACTTGCTGTTTACAACTAATGATAACTATCTAGATACACCCTTGGCAGAATCCGAAGTTAATAAGATTTTCAAGTCAGTATTGAAAGCCGAAGAGAGGAGGCGTGCGGTTGGTTAAAGCGATGCCCGAAGATATTAAGCAAGAAGCCAATAAAGTGGTCAACGTTGATTTTACAGGTCAAGAGCAATGGCGAAATGACCTTAAACTTGATGGCAATGGTGGGATTAGAAAAGACTCGGTGGTTAATATTCAACTGCTACTTGATAATGATCAAGCCTTCGCCAATGTCGTTGCTTGGGACGACTTTTCAGAGATGCTCATCAAGACAAAAGGCGTTAAAGGATTGCCGATTCGTAAGGGTTTTTGGACTGATGAAGATGATGCTGTCGTCCGCTCATATATGGAGCGTAAGCACAATCTCTTGTTTAGCAAGCAGAATGAGCAAGATGCCATGGTTGTTGTTGGCAAGGAACATTCAATTAATCCGGTTAAAGACTGGATCGAAGCTGAGCAATGGGACGGTACCCCTAGAGCAGAACGTTACTTCATCGACTATCTAGGTGCCGAGGATAGTGAATATACCCGTGCTGTTACTCGTAAATGGTTAGCTGGGGCTGTAAAACGTGTCTATCAGCCGGGTTGCAAGTTTGAACTCGTTCCAATTCTTGAAGGTAAACAAGGACTTGGTAAGAGCACGGCTGCTCGTAACTTGTTCCCGAAAAAGTTCAGCGATTCATTAAAATCAATGGGCAAGACAGACGAAGATTACAAGAAGCTGCAAGGTAACTGGATCATGGAACTCGGTGAACTTTCCGCAATGAAAAAAACTGAGATTGAGTCAGCTAAGAGCTTCATCAGCGCCCAGTCAGATTCATACCGCGGGAGTTATAGCCACTATGTTTATCCACATTTACGCAAGTGCGTGTTCATTGGTAGCACTAATCAACAGGACTACTTGAAAGACGCTACTGGTGAACGCCGTTTCTTCCCTATCAGATGCGGTGTTACAAAGCCCACAAAGACCGTATGGCGCAATGAAGAAAGCGTACCGAAGATCAACCACGATATACATCAGGTACTGGCAGAGGTCAAAACATGGGTGGATGCAGGTGAGAGTGTCTTTGCTGATGATAAGCTGATGCAACTGGCTAAACCATATCAACAAGAAGCAGAGACCGTTGACCCTATGAAAGAGGCCATCGAAGACTTCCTCAACATGAAAGTACCATCAAATTGGGAAAAGCTGTCATTGAGCCTAAAGGCCAGCTTCTTTCACACTCATATTGATCATAACGGCGATGTTGCTACTTGGTTACAACAGCACTTAGATGCTGGAGAACTACAGATACTTCAACGAACCACCACTAGAGAGATTATGGAAGTGGTGTTTGACAAATCAGTTGACCGTTACCTGATGGGCCGTACAAATTCAGATGCAAAACGGATCAAACTCATTATGGACAATATGCCCGGTTGGCAGTCTCAGCGTCTGCGCATCAATGGAAACAGACCACGTGGATACGTCCGGATATAATCTTCTTGTTTTTAACGTGGTACACATGGGTTACGTGGTCAATCCCTTACGGATTGAGGGATATAGAGACTTTTGAACGCGGGCCAAACGTGGTAAAGCCTTGGTCCACTCTAACTGGACCGGGCCTTAACCAAGTGTGGACCAGGCTATTTCATCTTGAAACACTGTTAAATCAATACTTGTCCACGGTTACCACGTGGACCACGTAAAAGGCAAGCAAGTTTAAAACTACCCACAAGGAGAAATTGAAATGACAAAAACAGCATATCGCAAAGCAGCACTCGTAGACGTTAAACACGATCGAGACAAGTGGACTGAACTTGGAGCACTGGTGAAAGAACAATACTTAGTTCGCAGCATGACACCCAAAGACTGGTTCATCATCGTTAAGCAACGTGAAGGCTATGAAATCGAAGTATACCCAACTTTTGAAATATCGGACGGTTTTCAGTTCTCACACGTTAACCTATTGACACGATCTTCATATGGAAGCATTAGCCGCATTGCATACCATGAGCTTTGTTCCTCAGCAAGTGACACCATTAGTTCAATTGACCGCATGATTGATCTTGCCAAGGATAAGAGATATTAAGAACCCCCAAGGCCGAGATGAAAGCGAAGTGATGCAAATGAGTGTGCCTTTGCACATTTGCATGCACCCCGGGTGTCGTCGCATGATCCCGTTCAATCAGCGCTTTTGCGAGGAGCATAAGCAAGATAAGAACAAGCAAGCAACGAATCAGGAACGCATGCAATATGAAGAGAAGGAATTACGTTTCTACAAGTCAACAACATGGACAAAGCTTTCAAAGTCATTCAGGTTGCGCAATCCAACTTGTGCTAGCTGTTTGAAACGTGGGATTATTCGTCAAGCTGTGCTTGTTGATCATATTGAGCCAATCAAAACAGCTTATGGTTGGCAACACAGGCTTGATGAGAGCAATTTACAAAGCTTGTGCCAGACTTGTCATAACGCTAAGACCGCACGGGAGGTAGCACAACGCCGAATGAGATCCCCCGACAGATCGACCCCCGCCCTCAAATTTTAGAGCGAAAGAACGGTCGGCCTCTTTTCTTTTCGAGGAATACCGAAAATCATAGAACCTAGGTATAATCAATATGTTATAATTATAATAGGTATAAACGAATACAAATTCAGAAAGGACGTTACACATGGGAGCACCCCTAAAATCAGTGACTAACCTAAGTGCACATTTATCCAAAAAGCAGTTAGCTGATCGTGTTGCCTCTGAAAAAGCACTGTTCACTTACAAAGAATTGCAAGTACAGCCCCCTACATGGCTTGACGACTACGCAGTGACCGAGTGGCACCGTATTGTACCATTGCTCAAAAAAGACATTCCAGTGAGTGAACTAGATGCTGCCCTGATTGCCAGTCATTGCCAAGCCTATTCTGACATTCAGAAAGCTGCCGAGCTGATTCAAGAACAAGGCATGATGGTTGAAACTGGAGACAACTTTAAAGCAAACCCAGCAGTTAAAATGAAGCTGGATGCCACAAATCAAATGATGCGCATTGACGATGTATTGGGATTGTCAGTGTATAGTCGGGCGAAACTTGCCTTAAAGAGTGAGACTAAGAAGAAGCCTGACGATCCGTTTGCGGAGCTGGTGTCATCGTGAACTATGCGACTGAATACACCGACAAGGTACTAAGTGGTGAGATTGCTGCCGGTAAAAAAATTAAGCAAGCGGCGAGACGTTATCGCAGAGACTTGAAAGCCAGCAAGCACAAAAAGAATCCATGGCCGTATTACTTTGATGAGGACTTTGCCAACAAAGCCGTTGAGTTTATCGAACTGATGCCGGCACGTGATGGGTCACCACTCAAACTAGAATTATTTCAGAAGTGGTTGATTTCCGAGCTGTTCGGCTGGCGTGATAAGGCAACTGGTAACCGTCGTTATGATCGAGCCTACATCAGCATGGCACGCAAGAATGGTAAGAGCTTCCTGATGGCCGATCTGGGCGCGCTGTATCTCCTCATGGAAAACAAACCAGCCATGAATCGCGAAATTGTCTACACAGCCAACAGTAACGCCCAAGCGCACTTAGCCTTTGATATGCTGTCTAGTGGTTTGCGTCAGGTCTCTAAGATGTCTAAATCGGTGCGTGATCGTTTGAAGATCAACCGTAACGAAATCATCGACTTGCCGAGCAACAGCCGAGCTGTTCCGCTTGCGTCTGATCTGCACAGCCTAGATGGTTATCAAAGTGACTTGGCTATTATTGATGAGTTCGCCTTAGCTCGTACTGATGAGATTCTACGAACACTAAAATCAGGCCAGATCAACAGCGACAACAGTTTGCTAGCCGTCATCTCGACCACGGGGCCAGACCTGAATGGCCCTATGTATAAAGAATATAAATTTGTCTCCAAAATCTTAACCGGTCGCGAACAAGCAGATCGGTATTTTATTGCC